CGCCGATCAGGAACTGATAATTCGGGTCGGTCTTGTTCCAGCAGCTGAACTGGTACGGCCTCTGACACACACCGGCATAGCCCTCGCCCCACCACGACTTTTCCTTACCATCGAACACACGGTTGCGGATCGTCCACGCCACGGCGATCTGTCCGGCGGTTCCTTCGCCCCGAGCCTCGCCCCATAGTGTGCGGGCAAGAATGTCGCGGTCTTTTTCGGTTACAGGCATGACTTTTCTCCAGGCAAAAAAATACCCGCTCGATGGCGGGTTACGGTGCTTGGTTCGTTTTAGAGGTTGTCTGACTCGGCGAGCATAGGCGCGGCGATGATCTCAGGGATTGGCGGCTCAACTGGCCATACCGGTGCTTGGTACCAAGTCGGCTGCACGGTGATCTTGCCCAGCGCGAACTTGTATGTTTTCCACGCCTTCAGGGTGAGTAGTAATGCGGCTTGCTCGGCCTCGTCTTCCGCAGTGGCCTCTCCGATATCGATGCCGAAACCGATCGTGTCGATGCGGTCTTGAATGCGGGCAATCTGGGTGACCGCCTTGGCATTTCGCGCCGCAAGATCAGCTTTTGCCGCGCTCAGTTGAGCAGCCTGAATCGCTGCATCCTTCATCGCCTTGGTGACGAGTTGGCTCCAATCGATATTCATTGGGCTACCTCGGCGAGCGATTCGGTTTCAGCGATTGGCAAAGGCGCAGGAAAAGTGACAGGACCATCAGGCACATCTACAAGCGGCAATGGAAACGCCTGCTCCGTACTGAAGTTCTTTGGAAGTGGCAAAAACAGTGTTAGTTCGATTTCCCCGTCAATTTTGTCGACGGTACCAAAAAACCAGTTCGAGGCAATCGCCGATGCTGGCAAGGTGTCGCCTTCGGACATGGGAGTGAAATCGAACAATTCGCCGTTGAGTTTCAAGGTATTGCCCAGCTTTACGACCTCCAACGACTGTTCGCGCCTCTGCGGCGTCAAATTAATTTTCATCAGAACCACCTTCCTATAGCGGTGTAGTCCAGATATAGAATCTGGGCTTGGCGAGATAATTGGGTTAACGCGTAGCCGACCGGCCAAGAAGTTGTAGATGGGAGCTGCGTAGTTGCAAACCAGCACTCACCAAGCTCTAAAGACGCAAGGATGCTAATAGTGGGCTGAGCTATAAACGCTTGGGGAAACGGCTTCGCTGGCTCAGCTGCTCCGTAGAACAATTGGCCCGTGGCGATGTTCATAGTTCGGATCACCGCAAATCTATACGTGCATATCATGGTGCCGTCGGCAAACTTCGTATAATTGCCGTTGGCGTTGTTCCCTCTTTCAATTATTGCCCCTGTAGGCGCTCCGCTTGCCTGCGAAACTACGCCCAAGATGTTCGAGCGCTTATAGTTGGCGGCGTCGGCGGCGTATAGCTCGTCGAAGTTGCTCTGAGTTTTAGTAAACGCACTGCGCGGCGTATCGCCGCCCACGCCGGTAGGAGCAGTGCCGAGATTGATCGTCTGCTTTGCCATGTTTTTCCTTTATATCGTTGGTGTATTCAGGCCAGCAATTTGGCGCAGAGGAATGGGCGGTGGCCTTGGTCGGTCCACGCCGTGAATGCGAGGCTGTACATCATGATTCGCCCGTTTGCGTAATCGACCCCAAGGGCGCACCCGCCACCGACCCCATCGTTGTGACAGTTCATCGTGAAGGGGTTCAGCGACACATACTCACCGACGCCAAGGGCTTTGTTGATTCCCCACAAGTACCGGCGTCCTACGCTTAATTGCTCGGTTCCCAGATAGGTCCAGTTGCCGGCAGCGAACGTGACGACAACCGCTGGCGCACCGCTGTCGTAAACGAGCGCGCCAGCCGCATCCCAAAGTCGCATGCCGTACGCTGCCGTCCCCATAGATGCCCAGGCCGCGACGAAGTACTGCCCGCTCAGGGTCTCGTTAACCTTTGAAGCGTTCATGGCGAAACCAGTCCAGTTCCCAGGCCCTCCAGTGAACCAAACAGAAATAGGTACCTGGATCGCCCCGCCCTGATCTGGTCGGATGAACACCATCGGCGGGTCTTGACTGGTAATTGCCCGAGCAAATACGGTAGATGCCGTAGCAACGCCCGAATACGCCCCCTTGGTGAGCATGCACAGCCTGGGCGCCTCGGAATCGATCTGGACCAACTGGCCGTCATTGATGCTTTTAAATCCATAGCTCATGCGGCGAACCTGATGGCGAATCCCTTGGCAGCAACCCTCGACTGAGTCGTTCCAGTCGGGGATGAAGGGTTTTTAGGAAGAACAACCACCTGACCGACAGACGTCGTGACGTACGGATAAGACTTCGCGTTACCGCTCCCATCTGTTTCTGATGACTGCACGTCCTGCGCCCTGGTCGGGATGATCATGAACACGCAGTTGGCAGGATTGAAGCCCGGAATGCTCAGGGTATAGCTGGGCACCGAACCACTGAAATCAATCACGCCCTGCCATATCACTTGGTAGGTAAAGCTGTTGGTGTCCATGGCGAGCTGACCGCTCTCGTTAAAGACACGAAGTCCAAATAACGCCATTGATTACCCCAGATAGCCGAGACGGACACGCAGAACGTTGTTGGCGTCGTAGACCGAAACGTTCAGTGAATTGATCACCAAGCGCCCCTGCCCCGGAACGATGCCGTTGATTTCAAGCGTTCCGTCTTTATTGAGAATCCAGCCTTGTTGGCCGGCGACGTAGTTGGTTGAGCTGATGTAGCTTCCGATCTTGGCGTTTGTGATCGTGCCGTCGGCGATGAAAGCAGAGCTGATAAACGTCTGGCCGTTTTGCACCACGAAGGGAACCGCCAGCGGGCCACCAGTGATGCTGTTGACCACGGCGAACCGATCAGCACTGACCAAGAACTGGCTCTGCAATCCAGCCGGGCCGTTCTCGATGCCAAGGCCAATGCCCGCCGCGACATATCGCCCATTGGAATCGATCTGCATCTTCACCGACCACATGGCAGAGGCCTTGCCGTCGAGCGCGACTTGCGCCTGACTGACCTGCTGGATGACGGCGCTGTTCTTGCCCATTTCGACTTGGACGGTGTCGACTCGCTTGCCGGTGGCAACGTCGCCCTCGATCACTGCGGACTGCAATGACCAGACGCCGACGAAGGCCTCCGTTGAACCGGCAAATCCTTCGGTTTCACCCGCCAGCGGTGGGTTGACCTGTGCGAATACTCCATCGACCTTTTCCGATATCGCATCAACTTCGCCAGTGACCACCTGGATGCGGTTATTGACCGACCCGGGTAAATCAGCCGGCCCGTCGATAAGGTCGATTCGATCTCCAAGATGCTGACCAAGCGCGGACTCGCCGATCTGGCCAGAGAAGTATTTTTCGTATTCAGTCTGGTCGGAACTGGCTTGGCCATTGACGCCAATACCCGTCGGATACCATGGCCCGATGTTGCCAGTGCGATCCACCAGCCGCGCCCAGAAAAAGAAGCTCGCCCCTGCCAGGATGTTTTGCAGCTCGTGCGATGCCTGCGGATAGGCAAAGTCACCGAGCTTTATCGCGTCATCCCGTGAAGTCGTCTTGCTGTACCAGATCTCGGTGCGCTGGGTGTCCTCCGCACCTGGTGGGAAACCCCACGCCATTCTGATTCCGTAAACCAGACTGGTTGGAGTGAGGAACGACACCGCTGGTGGCAATCCTTCCTTCCCTTTCAGGTTGGTCAGGATCGAGTTGCGCCAGATCGACGAGATGTCGAAGGCACTCACAGCACGGACACGGGCCACGTAGGCACCGGCATAGATACCAACCACGTCCACGTTGGTCATGCCGGTGCGTTGCAGCTTGATCCAGTTGCCGCTGTCCTTGCGCCATTCCACGTCATAACCGACCGCGCCATCCACGGCAGGCCAACTGATGGTCATGGTGGCAACGGCCAACCCTTGCACAACCGAAGACGTCGACGACAGGGACACGCTCGCAGGCGCCGGAACCACGGTGATCGGGATCACGCTGATCGGCCGCTCTTCCAGGCGTGCGCCGGTGTCGATGAAAGCAAACTTGCTCGGCTCGAACTGCAGCGCGCTGATTTCGTAGTCGCCTTCGGTGGTGCGTTTGGTGCGCAGCACCCGATACAGCGGGATCGCCAGATCATCGGCGTCGAGCGCCCATTGAAGCTGCGCGACCGGTGGCTCGCTATAAGCAACCGTGACGGTCACAGCTCGGCCATTGACGGTCTGAACAGTGCGGCCTTCGGCCCGGCCGCCCGGCAAGTTGATGATCAGCCGGTCGCCGGCCTTGGCTTGGGTATCGCGATCGAGCGTTATCACGCGACCGGCCACCACCGAGATCCGACCGCCAACCTCGCGACCAGCCAGCAGCGAATCGGCTACCGGGATGATATGACCCGGCAGCGGAATCACGCCCTCCATGCCAGTCTTGAATGAGACGGTACGGTCTTGGTTGTTGCTGAGGATCGCCCACTTGCCACGGCGCTGCGCTTCGGACGCACGGGTGCAGCCGATGGCGCTCAGTTCGGTCGGACGGTCGCCGTAGCGGCGCTGCAAATCCAGATCGGCGAACGGGATGACGTCGGTGTCGTAGTTGTTAGCCGGGTTGTCATAGCTGACCAGTGCCCGGGTGTAACGGGTCTTCGCCGAGGCGCTGCCGTACGAAAATTTGCCGTCGATGACGTTGGCCCGAGTGAAGACGTAGTCGAAGTCCTGCGCGCGCGGCATGTCGGCCTGCATCACCAGTTGGCCTTGCGCCCAGTACGTCATGCCCCGGTAAATCGCCGAGATATCGCGCAGCAGCGACCAGGCATCGGCCTTGCCCTGTAGGTTCATGTCGCAAAGGAAGCGCGGCTCCTGACCGCCGAGGCCGTTCGGCACAAGCTGGTCGCAATACTGAGCAATCCGGTACAGCTCCCACTTATCGACCATGAATGGCTTGATGCGCTTGCCCAGGCCGAAGCGGTCTTCGGTGCAAACGCCGTAAGTGATCCACGCCGGGTTGTTCGTCCAGGCCGATTTCATCGAGCCGTCCCACGTCCCGGTATAGGTGCGCAGGATCGGGTCGTAGTTGCTCGGCACCATCCAGCGACGGGCATTGCACTCAACAGTTACGGCCGGAATGTTGGTGAACTGCTCGGCGTCGAACTCGATGTAGAGCAGCGCGGTGTTGGGGTAGCGCAGCTTGGCGTCGATAATCTCAGTGATGCCGGCGATCAGCATGGTGTCAGCGATCTTGTTGGTGTTCTGGTTCGGTGTCAGGCGGCGCACTCGGATCTGCCAGCCGGTGGCGGCGTCAGGCAGATCGATGCGGCGCGAGCGCTCGTAACGGGTCGTGGTCTTACCGTCCACCGCATCCGGATAAACCTGCTGATAGGCGCCACCGTCGGTGGCTAAATCGATGGCATATTCAATGCGGTATCCGCCTACATTACCCTCGTCGTCCACTCGTTGCAGAGCCGGCCACGCGAAGCGGATGCGCACGGCCGACAACTGCGTGTTGGAGATCGAACGCACCCAAGGCGAATCGCTACGCAGCTCGACGTTCAGCGACGTTTCGCTCTCAACCGCCGGAATACCTGGGATATAGGTTTGATCGACCGAGCCTGGTCGCCAATCCCACTTCACATTCGGAAAGTTGTAGTTGCCGCTGGCATCGCGAATCGGCGTGTTGTCCAGATAGATGTTGTAGTCGGTCGGAACCTCGTCGAACTCACCCTCGCCCACGGCGATCAGCAACTTGGCAAGGTTGGTTGAGCGCAGGCTGTCGCTGGCTTCGGTCGGCGACTTCGGCTTGCTGCTGCCACCCTTTTCGCCGTGGATATCGATCTGTGCTGCTGCGCCCATGCTTTCCTCCAGGCATAAAAAACCGCCTAAGCGGCGGTCGGTGTAATGCTGTCCTGATTAAACTTTGTCTTCGGCGTAGATCGACGCCGAGATGATCATGCCACCCCAGCGCCGTCTGCCGATGCAGATCGGAACCGGGTTGCCGCTGGCCGTGGTGTTCTTGGCGCTGCCGAAAGCGTAGGACGGGGAGTTTTCGGGGGAGGCGCTTTGCTTCAAGCCAGAGGCTTGCGGGCTGAGCATTTGAATGACGCCACCAGCTATCAGGCCGATGCCTGCGGGGGTCAAATAAGGCGCCGTAAATGGGAGTGCATAGGAAATTGCCAGCAACACAACTCCGACGACGGTCTGTAAAACGCCGGCGCGCTTGCTCCCGCTGACAACTGGTACGATCCTGATTTCGCGGGTACCGCCGAGATCCAGATCCGACTCGCCAACATTCACTCTATTCCTGAACACCGCAAACCGCATACCCAAGGCGGCGAGTCGTTTTACTTCAGTTTCAAAACCTTCAATCGTGCAGCTCAAGGATTTGAAAGCTTCTCGGGTGGATCCTGAATCGATCTGTTTCAGATGAGTTCTCCCGAACCTTTTTGCGAGAGAGCCTGAGAGCTTAATAACTGTCATGCCGGATGCGTTCGGAAACCCTGCCACTTTTATGCCCCCCATAAAAAACCGCCTTGCGGCGGCTTCAGATTATTTGCACTTCTGGAGCGATTCTTTTAAGTCGCCCCTTCCAATTTGCGACCATGCAACTCGCTGATAAAGGTTCGCAACGGAGCCCGTTTTGGTCAGCGTGATATCAAGTACATCATCCGTCTGTTGAGCGAAACCGCTGACAAGCCTGTAGCCATTGGCCGTTTCACTCATGCTCGCGTTCGAGTTGTGCTCCTGCCACACAGGAAAGACACATAGCGACAAGGCTTTTGGAGTTTTAGTTGAAGATACCGTGGCCGACGGGGCCGAAGCCATAAGGTCGGATGGTGACGAGCATCCAGCCATCATGACCATTGAAGTGCAAGTGATGGCGATCAGACTCAACCATCGCATAGAAACGAAGCCGCTCATTTGTCTTTCACCTTTAGGCAAATCATAAACCACTTATTTTCGAACTCACTTACCGCTCTTTTTTGGTTTTCTTCAGTTCGAAAGGCTGAGGTACTGTAGGCGTCTTTGATAACTTCTGCTCCAAGTGCGTCGGTGGCGGCGTCTCCGGCAGTAGCCTTCATCAATTTTGCCATCGATACTTCGTTCTGTCGGCTCTTCATGATCGCCGCGGCCATTTCTGATATAGAAGTACAGTAGCTCAGTGTTTCATCGGATGGTTTTGCCGCAAATACATTGCTCGTAGATAGCGCCAGCCCCGACACTATTATCCCGACTTTAAAAATTCGCATATCGTTCCCTCGTTGAGATTTTACGAAACTCTATCACCAAGTAGGGATCAACACGAAAGCCTGGAACGGGCAGTGATTTCGAGTTCGTGGGGACGCAATTCAATACTCAGGGTGCCCCTTGTGGCGCAGCACCAGTCGCATGCGGTCCAGCCACGGGCCGCCGAAAACGATAACTTCGGACGGCCTTCCATAAAGGTGGTGCAGCAGGAACGGGCCGGGGCCGAAGGTCGCCGCGCCCTCACCTGGCAGTGCCGGATCACTGCCGAGGAAAATCCCGGCGTGGTTCGGGTAAACGGTGCGCCCGACTTCCATGACGATCATGTCGCCGCGCTGCGGTTGATCGACCTTATAGAAGCCGGCCGCCTCGTAGTTCGCTTCGTACAGGCTGGCGTTGTCCTTGCTCTCCCACCAACCATCGATACGCTTGAAAGATTCGAACTCAATCCCCCACTCACGCTTGTACCAGTCGGCACAGACCTGCCAGCAATCCCATGCGCCGTGCACGAATGGTCGTTTGAGCAGCGGCACTTCTCCGGTCGGGACGATGGTGCGCAGGTCGCCTTCCGGCCAGCTCAGGATGTGCCAGGGCATGGCCGTCGCTTCGCACATGGCGAGGTCGCGTGGTGACGGCCGACTGGTGGCGTCCGGATGCGAATGAACCACGCCGATTACTTCGCCTTCGTCTTCGGCGTCTGCGTACTGCTCGGGATCGATCCGGAACTCTTCGTTCGGCTCGGTCGAGACATTGATGCAGGGGAAGTATTGCTGCTTGCGGCCCACGGCCAGTAGCAAACCGCAGCACTCTTTCGGGTACTCGGCTTCCGCGTGCGCTTGGATCGCGTTCAAAATGTGCTTTCGCATGTCAGCTCCGTGCGATCAGGGATACAGCAGGGAAGCCACCGAACGGCAACGGGTTTCCTTCACCGAAGCGCGGGATGCAGCCCTTGCCCAGCGTGGCGTCGCATTGGTCCAGCTCGGGGTTGTCGGTGATGACGCCATCCTTCGTAACGTACGGGCCGGTGTAACCGCAGTTCGGCCCGCGATAACCGCCGGTGAGACACCAATGACAAAGGGTTGTGGCCTGCCGGCCGATCGATTCGTTGCCAACGTCCCCAGGGCTGGCAAGCTCCCAACTGACATTTTCACCGTCCTCGTTCGTTTTCTGGTCGATGTACCAGACCTCGATCGTCTCTTGCGTTGGGTCTGCCGTCGGGTTGCCGGCCGGGAAGTTGGCGGCGTCGAGATAGGTGCCAAGCGTATGGCGCATCGTCAGTTTGAACTCGAGTAAATCCTCGAACGCCAGACAGAGCGCGGTGATGCGCCCGTTGACGTTGCCAACCGACAGCGTCGGACGCACCGCAGTGCCATCGCCATTCGTTTCGATCCCGTCGATCTGCATCGGCCAGGCGTTGTACTCGTTGCCCTGCCAGTAAATCGCTTTCGCAGGCAGTTGGTCAGCACCAGCGCCGGCGGCGATCAGCTCAGCCGGCGTATGCGGGATCGAATGTCCATGAAAGCGCAGAACATCTGCGCCATAGTCCGTGCCGTCCAATTCAAAGAGCAGCACTTCGCTGCCAGGCTCAAGCACCTGGATGTCACTGATCAGCGGCATGGTTGCCCCTTATGGAAGAAACGATTGGGTGAACGTGGTCGCCAGCGTGAATACGCCGGCGCCGTTGGGCGTGATGGTTGGGGCGGTCGCCCGAAAGAAAGAAAGCTGACCGAGCGGCGGCGTCCAGAAGAACGATTTGTGCCCCGCATGACGATCAAGAAATGCCTTGATTTGCAGCGCGACAGCCTCTTTCACAATGAAGGTCAGCGGCCAAGAATCGATTCGGTTGTTCGGGCCGTCTCCCACCACTTGCTCGTATCCGTTCCCGAATTTAGAGCTACGGTTCCGATATTCCGGCGCGCTGGTGGGAGAAATCAGTGGGCACCAGCTAAAAGTTTCAACGGCCATTTACGAGCCTCCAGATTGATCCGCCGACCGCGCTTTCTTTTGCGATTTCCTGCTGGGCACCTCGACGCGCAACGTCCGCATAGGCTTGGCCGAGTGCCTGAGAATCCTGCGGTGTTGCGCCAGAATCAGCGCCTTGTATGGCGAACGACTGCTGAATAACCACACCAGGCGCGGACGCCGCCCCGCTAGATCCGCCAGAAGAACCGACGTATCCACCATCGGCATAGCCTTTGCCGTTTTTGTTTAGTTGTTCGAGATAGCGCCGCATGCCCGGCTGCTGGACAACCTCTTTACGGATCACCACTTCGCCGCCGTGGACGACGCCCTTAGGCTCGAACTTGCCACCGTCACCGGTGTACCCGCCGTCAGAGAATCCGTATGCGCTACTGTATCCGGCGGCCGTACTGCCCGCCGATGCCGCTGCGCCGCCCCCGCCGCCAAACGCCGAGCCGATCGCACTACCCGCGACGCTGGCAAATACGTTCGACGCGGCAGACTGCAATGCCATTTTCGCAATCATCTTCGCGAAACTGGTCGCGACATCCTTGAACGTCATTTCAGCGCCGAACGCCCACTCAACGGCCGCGTCCGTGAGGCCGTCATAGAGAGAGCTGAATGCCTGTCTTGTTTGGGTGGTCAGGTTGCGGGCGTTGTCGATGTAATCGTTAAAAGCATCGGAGGCGCCATTTACCCAGCTTTTCTGGGCTTCGTCCTGACGGTTGTAATAGTCCTGCTGCAACACCATCCGCTCGGCCAAGGCTTCCTTGAGCAAACCGGTTTCCTTGTCGTACAGCTCTTTGGTGATATCGCCGGCGTTCATTTGTTTTTGCAGGTCCGCCATCTGCTGGTTGTAGTCCTGCTGAATGGCGATGTCTTCGCGCAGTCGATCGCGGGCTTTATCGCCCATGCCGGCGCCGGCCAGCTCCATATCAAAGCCGGAACGCGTCGTGTCGTTGGCTGCTTTCAGAGTTGCCGCGAAGGCTGCGGCTTTCGCTTCTTCCTCGTTGGCCACCTTCAGGCTCTGCAAGGCGTCAACCTCGGCGGCCAACCCCTGCAAGCGCTTTTGCTGATCAGCATTCAGACCGGTCAGCTTTCCGGAGGCAAGCTCGAACCTGAGCTTGTCAGTTTCAGTTGCCTTTTTCTGCGCCACCGCACTGGTGTTGATGAGCGCGATTTGCCGCTGGTAATCCGTTGCTGCATCGTCACCGCGTTTCGCCAGCGCCTTCGCTTCAGATTCCGCAGTCTTTGAAGACTGCAAAGCCTCAGCAGCATATTTTTTTTGAGCGTCGAGAGCGGCCTCACTGGCATCCAGTGTTTTGGCTTTGGCGATCAGCAGATCACCCTCGCCCTGCTTGAGGCCTGTCACCAGGCCCGCGCCAATTCGTGCGGAAAGCTTGTCAGCGTTCGTCTTCTTGCCAGACAGCAGGATCTGCTCGTCCAGGCTTTTCGCGAGTTCCTTGAACGCTTTGGACTGCTCGACGGAAACTGGTGACTCGATGATGCCATTGAGCACCTTGATCTGATTGCCGTAGGCCTCAACCTTTTGGCGCGCGCCGTCCAGCTCGGCCTGCGCGGAAATCAGCGCCTCGTTCCATTCCTGCTGACGGGAGTCGTCAGGGTGGTCACGCAGCAGTCGTTGATATTGCGACACGGAGCTTTCCGCATCGATCGCGAGAAGCTGGGCATCCATTAGATCCTTGTTGATGTCCTGCAGGGCGCCGGCGGCTTGATTCTTCGTGAAGCCGTCGAACGACTGGTTCAGCAGATCCACTTTCTGGCCGAGCGACGTTGCTGTTTCCTCGGCATCGTCCCCGCTCATGGCGAAGTACGCCAAAGCACTCGCTGCAAGCAGGGCAACCCCGACGGGACCACCCAACAGCGCCATGGCAGCAGACGCACCGCGTGCCGCAACGCCGACGCTCACAAGCCCGGCAGCGGTTGCGGGAGCCACGCCCGCCATTCGAGCCAAAGCCAATTGGTAGCGAACAGCTTCCACCTGCGCCATCGCGAACGCAGCGCCGCTGGCCACCGCCCCAGCAGCAAGGCGAGTGGCCAACACTACCGCCAGCGCACTTGCAGCCTGAGCGGTAAGGCCCAGAGCAGTGCGTGCCGCCGGCGAGCCAAGAGCGGTGTTAACTGCTTCAATGGCCGAGCGCGCGCCATCGAGACCGCCCTCGCCAGTCAACAGCCCTGCGATGGTGTTCCGCAACGCATCAAGCGAACCGCCGAATGTGTCGCGAGCAGCGGCAGCCGCCCCGCCGTAGGATTCTTCGAGCGCTTTAAGGATGATGCCTTGAGCGCCAGCGATATCGCCGGTCGATTCCATGGCTTCGGCGAGTTTCTTCTGGTCCTCCGTGAACCTGAAACCCTGCTTGCTCAATGCCCCGAGACCGTCAGTTGGCACGTCCAGCGCCCGCCCGATTGTCTCAGCAGCCTGCACAACACTCGTTCCGGTACGCGCCGCCATATCAGACGCGGACTTCAATGCGCGCGTGAACTGGTCGCCGACAATGCCGGTGAATGCAAGGAGCGCGGTCTGCGCCTGGTTGATGTCTCCGCCGGAAAAGGTTGTGGCCTTCTCCATAGCGTCAGCCATGTCGTTCAGTTGGTCGCGGCTGAACCCGGCTGCCTCCCCGGTCGACTTGAGGACCGCAGCCAACTGGGCTTGCTCTTTCTCTGC